AATAAACTCATTCTATATTACTTAAAATTGTTAATTGTGCCTCTAAACAAGCCTTAGCCTCAAATACACCACCATCAGCAACAACTCTAGCCTTAAAGTCATTTACTTGCTTTTGTACAGGTGTTAAACCTCCCTTGTTACTTGAAGGCAATGACATTCCAAGTGCTAACTTCATTATACTATTTGGTCATAGTAACCTATAGCTAATCCACTAGTCAGAGTTATAGCCGTTACATTTAAGAACAATGTCGTTCCTGCCGCTATAGTCGTGTGAAGATTAACTGCTGAACTACCTGTTCCTGTTTGTATATTAGATGCACCTATTTCTTCAATAACGCTTTCTGTTACAAAGTAAACTGCATAATAATCTTTGTCAGTCATTGCTGTTGTAGTAAAGACATCACATCTATTCTTTCCTAATTGCTCTGTTAAGAGTTGTTGTACATTTTCTATTGCCATAATTTTAATTTATTGTCCGTAATATATATAGTTAGTTCCTGAAGGTTCAGGATGTTGTGTGTATTGTACTTGTTCTGTTCCGTCTTTTTCTGCTAAATAAAGCTTACCCTTTGTTACTAAGCCTTGAACTATTCCAACATTAGGCTGAGGTTCTAAAACTTCAGTTTCTGTTTGTGGTGCAAAGTTTTTAAGGACTGTAACTGTTTCTGTCCAACTTACTTCATAGACTTCATACTTCCAATAACCCGCAGGTAATAAGTGTACCTCTCCTGCCCATAAATCAACTGTAAGAGCATCTGCCTCATAAGTGAAAGTCATTTCAGTAAATCTATTATTAATCACTTCAGCAGGATATACGTAGTCTATACTTCCATCCATATCATTAATAAGCTTTACTAAGTGTCTTATCTGAGTTTTAGCTACAGATGTATTGATACGATTATCTTCTGTAGATAAGTATGCTTTGAAGTCTGATTCTGTGTATGCTTGTATCATATCTACTATATAATAGAAAAAGTCTGTTTCTGTTTGGATTAATAAAAGAAAAGGGTAGCAATTAAGCCACCCTTATCTAAGAAATATATAAAAGAATACTAATTAAGATGTAACGATAGTTCCCATTGTGAACGCTGTATTGTCAAAAGGGTCTGTAGTATAGTCTGCAACCATTGGGAAAGGTAAAGCTTCCATTCCGTCAAAAGTAAGAGTGTAACCTCCTCTATCTCCCCAAGCTGCACCTGAGTCCATAGTACCTGCGTTAAGTTCTAATCCATTAGAAACCCCTAAACCAACTATTACGTCGTGGCCGTTAGTTAATGTAGCATTTAATTGAGCAAATGCAACTACTTTAGTAGCTCCTAAAAGTTTGATTTGATTTTGGTCTTCTTTTGTAAGTCTGTTAAGAATTACATTTAATGTAGGTGTATAGTAAATTGTTCCATTTTCACGAGAACCAACTATAGTATCTGAAAGACTAGCTACACCTAATGGCATAGTGTATCTGTAAAGTACGTTAGAACCCATTTCAATATCTGTAATTTCTCCTGCTGATTGAACTATTCCTACTGTTTGTATTGGTGCGTCAAATTGGTCGTATACTCCGAAATAAACATACTTTATTCCCCCGCTGATTCTATTACAGTCGAGTCCCCTACCTTTTGATAAAATTCCACAAGCCATTTTTTTTGTTTTTTTAGGTTAAGGGAGGAGAGGATTTACCCCCTCCTTCCGTATTATTTATTTATTAAGACTGTCTTACGATATCAGCTCCTGTACCTGTTTGTACACCTGCTGAGTAACGAGCAACCATTCTCATATTGTCTGAACCATCTAAAGCAGCCATATCCATCAAAGTAATTCTAGTAGCATCAGAAAGTAAGTCAGTTCCAAAGAACAAGTTAGATTTTTGAGCTATTACAATTTCGTTTGTAGTCATTCCGTTACAAACTGCAATCTTATACCCTTCAAACATTGGTACGTAATCTCCATTCATATTGTAAGCGTTTACATACCCTAAAGTAGATACTGCACTAATGTAGTATTGGTAAGTTCTTTGGTTCATATAGATATGTAAGTCTTCTTTCCCTAATACAGCAACAGGAATAGCAGCTACAGCAGCTTGTAAGTTAGCAATGATGTTATCAGCTGTGTAAGCAGCAGTAGCAGCATCTTGTACAACAGTAGCATCAACTCCCGGTAATAATAAACCTGTAGCAGCTCCGTTGAATCCGTTAAATTTACCTGCAACAGCTGTTCCATCCCATACAGAACTTTCAGTTGCGTCAGCAATAATATCTCCAACATAAGAAATGATGTAGTCTTCAAAAGATGCAGGTGGTGGTGCTCCTGCTCCTGCTCTCATTTGTAAAGCTTCCCAAGAGTCAAGTAAGTCTGCCTTACAAAGCTCATAGTTTACTTGTAATCTTTTTGGCTCTAATACTTTTTCAGTAAGAGCTAAAGTACCTGCTGATGTAAAGTCGCAAGTTGCATCTGCTACTGCATTTACAGTTTGGTTTAAGTTTTGTAGGTTAGACTTGAACTTGATATTTTCTATCATAGTTAAGTAGTCTAACGAGTTTGATTGCTTTAGAGCTGCTGAGATATAGAAACCTGCTGCCTTGCCCGTAAAGTTTGATGTTGTTAGTAATGCCATAATTTTTTTTTGTTTTTTTAATTATTAGTTATGTAAGTTATATAAGAATTTCTCTTGCTTAGTCATTCTTTTGAAATCTTGTTTAGTTGGTAATGCTTTGTCTGAACTAAATTTATTTGTATCTAAAGGTGCCGATGCAGGTGCTGATGCTAATTCAGTCTTTAGTCTTTCGTTTTCTGCTTTTAATTCTTCGAACTCAACTACTTCTGTAGTCTTAATAGATTTTGGAGTAGTTCCTCTTTCTTCTTCTTCTACTGCTAATTCTTCTACTTCTTCAGTAGCTTCTACTTTATCTTCTTTTAAGTCTGCTATTGCGTCCTCTAAGTTCTGAACTCTTTCTGATAATCTTTCAAAAGCATCATCTTCAACTTCTAATTCTTCAGTAACTTCTTCCATTTCTTCTTCCTCAACTACTTCTTCAGTTTCAGTTTCCATAACTTCAGCAACGATACCTTCTTCTTCAACTCTGAAAGTAACTCCTGTATCAGTCTTGTAAGTTCCAACAGGTAATAAGATAGTAGTACCATCTTCAGTTAAAACAGAAATATCAACTCCTGCCTCTAATTCTTCAGCTGTTGAAACGAAAATAGTTCCGTCTTCTGATTTAGCTTGATAAGCCATTGTTACATCTTCGCCTTTATCAAGACCAAGTGCTACCAATATTTGATTTTTTAAATCCATAGTTTTGTTTTAAGTTCTGTTATATAATAGAATAGTTATTGTTCTGTTTGATTTTTGCTACAATGCTCCTTTTATTGATTTAGCTGCCCGGGTAGCTTCTAAATATTCATCTACCATATCTTGCGACCTTTTTACAGTACCACTTCCTTCTATGTATGCAGGTATATCTCTTGGTGGTACTCCTAATTCTTTAGCTTGTTTAGTTAAAGAATCTAATTTAGATGTCAAAGACTTTAAGCTTTTATCATAGCTTGTGTATATTTTAGATATTTTAGGAAAATCTTTATTTACTGAAAATATTTTATTATACCAATCAGTTATAGCATTATCAAGCTTTTTTCTTTCATCTCTATTAGCTTTAATTAACTTTTCAATATCATCAACTAACCCCAACTCAATCTTCTCAGCCTTAAGTTCAGTTTTGTTTTCTCTTACTAGCTTGTTTAAAGCACTTAGTATTTGTTCTTGTGTTGGTTTCATATTATTTTAAATGATTTAAAGTTCCGTTACCTCCTATTCTTATTATAGTATCTATTGTTTCTTCTGTAAATGGTTTCATATTTTTAGCTTAAATCTAATTTTTTAGCTGCTTGATATATATTATCACTTGCAAAACTAGTTTTTTTTCTTAAATCCATAGCAGCATTTATATCACCTTCTATTTCTTTAACAACATTAGGTATTCCTAATTCTTTTGCGGCTTCTTTTAACGGTTCAAATTCTCCTGCTATATTAAAAGCATCACCTGATAAGGAATCTGCTTCATTACTTATTTTATATAATTGAGCTGACCATTTACTAGCTTTATTTCGTAATTTAGTCAGCTTTCCTCTAACTGCTCCAATAGTTGCCAACTCAACTTTTATCATTTTTTTTTTACTTAACAATTCTTTTAGTGCTGTCTTAACTTCTTCGTTTGTAAATTCTTTCTTTTGCATTTGTTCAAATTTATTAGTAAAGTAGCCTTCTATTGAAAGACCTTTTAATTCTCCTGCTTTTATCTTTTGCCACAGCTCGTCATTCTCTATCTTCATTTTAACGAACCAAGTACCATTAGGTAAGTCGTAGCCGTATAACTTTGACTTATCACTATCTCCTTCCTTTATCCAACTTTCAACTGTTAGAACTCCTGAAACTCTGTCTTGATGTTGGTACGTAGCTTTGTGATGATTGTTATGTTTTAAATATAATTCACTTGCTTTTCTAACTGTGTCTTTTGAAAAATACACATAATAGTCGCTGTCTGTATTAGGGTCGTGTCTGAATATTTGCTTGTTTGGAATTAATGCAGGACTAACTAACATTCTCTTTTCCTCATCTACTTTAGCGAAAGTTAAGTTGTTCTTTTCTTTTCCGAAAAAAACGAACTCAGATTCTATCGCAGGAGCGGAAACGAGCGATATAGCGTCAATTGCAAGTTCCTGATTATCGTCTGAAATTATTAATTCTACAATTTTAGTTTCTGTCATAGTATATAATAGATATTAAGTTACTTTATTTGATTTTAGATTGTAGCTCTACGTCTTATATTAGCAAGCTGAGCTTGACTTGACGACATCTCATCTGTTACAACGTAAGCACGAGTTGCTTCAGGTGCTACACCTCCTGATATATCAAAAGCTCCTGACATCATTTGAGGTGCAGGTGTACTTGGTGCTGCAACTGAACCTCCTCCTCCTCCACTACTTGGAACATCTGTCGCCATAATAGTTCTAACATTATTAAGCCCTGCTGCAATTACAGCTGCTCCTGTGGCAAATCCTGCTACACCACCTTGAGCAAAGGCTTTATTCGCTCCTACATAAGTATCTATAACGGCACTTGCTATGGCTAATGCTTTGTTATCCCCTGCTAATGCACTTAACGCTCCTGCAAGTCCTGAGAACGCTTCTAGCTGCTCGTTTACATTTGCTTGTACTAAATCAGTCTTTTGTTTCTCAAATTGCTTAGTAATAGCAGTAGTACCTTCTCCTGACTTTCTAGCCATTTCTAGTTTTAAGTCATAAGCATCTTGTAGTTCTTGTAATTCTCTTTCTAATCCTGATAGACCTTCAGCTCTTACTTCTTTCTGAGTTTCTAGTAATTCCTTTTCAAGACTTACTTGATTTGTCTTTTGCTCTGACAACTGACCTGTAATAGTTTCCTCAAGTTCTAACATAGCTACTTTAGACTCTTGTAAGGCTATGAAGTTTTCTTCACTAGCGTTTATGTCATATTGTTGCTGTGCTGCCGTTATACCTATCTGTACTTGCTCTCTTTGGAGTTTCTGTTGTTCTTCTAATATTGTATTTAACTTATTATTAGCTTCAATTCTTTCTTCAAAAGTCTTTGTTTCATCATCTCTTATTTGTCTTTGAAGTTCTGCGTCTTTTAAGAACTGAGCGTTTAACATAGCAAATTGTACTGCTGCTCTATCAGCTGCCTTTGCCGTTTGAGTAATTGCATCAGCTTGTTTTAATGTTTCAGTAGTATATTTAACAATAGTTTCAGTAATTTTCTCTAAGCTATCATCTACACCTGTATAAACGTCTACAACTTGAACTCCTGCCTCTTTAATAGTATCAAAGGCTTTACTAAACTCTCCGTCTATTAATTGACCAAACGCTTTACCTACTAACCCTAAGACTTCTAAGAACTCATTAAACCTAACTACTAATCCATCTTTAATAGCCGTTCCTAACTCTTTAATCTTTGCACTTGGGTCTTCAAACAACTCTTTGAAATATCCTGTAACTGTTCCTATGTTATTTGATATAAAACCAAACAAGTCATTGAAGGCTATACTTAAAGCAGTCATAGCTGTATTAAATACGTCTAATACTTTTTGATTCTTACTAAAGACTTCCATTAACTTAGCAAGTAACGCTACTACAAGACCAATTCCTGCTGCTTTAATAGCCGTTCCCATTCCTTTAAAAGCTTTGCTAATACCACCTACTCCTTTCTGTGCTTTAGTAGATTCTGTAGTTAGCTTTTTAGTATCTTTTGCAACCTCGCCAATATTTGACTTAACTTCCATTTCTAATACTTCCTTTGCCATAATTTTATTTTATAAAGTTACCCCTGTTTTTAATTGTGTGAATCTTATATTACTTACCCATTCTATTGTTTTGTCTGCTGCACCTTCTACAGACATAATATAGTTTGTTCCTGATACTGTGCTTACTGCATCCCATCCTCCTGTAGAGCCTGAATTAGAATGTGAAATAGTAGAACTATCAACACTTAATTCTCCTGACTTATTAATCACTACACCTGTTTCAATCCAAGTCTTAAAATCTCCTACTGCACCTGAACCTGTACCACCTACTCTTACCGCTAGAATATCAGCCTCAAACATTATTGCAGTATTCTCAGGAACTACAAAGAAACTATCTGTAATTCCATTTAAGTAACTATAAGCATCAATTCCGTCTGTAGTCTGTGTTCCGTATATTAATTGAATAGCTTGTCTTTTACCTAAACTGTCTGAACCTGCGTTACCCCCTAAGACAATAGAGTTATCAGCTGTAGCTTCTCCAAAAGTACCAAATACGTTAGCATTGTTCACTCCATTAGCTATCTCGTTATTACTTCCTATTATAATGTTATTTCTTGAGAATCCTTTTACAGTATTACTCTCTCCCATTATAAGAGTATTGTTAGTTCCTGTTTCTGTTACATTCTGAGCGCCTTTTGTACTATTATTTGAGT